GCAACAACAGGCGCAACAACAGGCGCAACAAACTATAAAACCCAGTATAAAAATAAATACAATGGAACCATTAAATGGGAAAATAAAGAATGACCCACCATATGGGATATTAAAAAATGGTAAAAAACAATTATACTCAAGATATAAAAAAAATATACAACAAATACAACCAATACAACCAATACAGTCAATGCAGCCTATAAAGCCTCTGCAAAATAATGATATTTTAGTTTTTACAGATGAATCTAATTTTGGGAAACAACAACCAATAGAAAGAAAAAATAAATTGGAACAATTAAAAGATAATTATTTATCAAATAAAATCAAAACAGATGGTAAAAAAAAGAAAAAAGAAAAATTCAAAGTTAAAAATAAAAAATTAATAAAAAGATTCATTTTAGGAAAAAATTCAAAAACTAGAAAAGTTGCAATATTAATAAAAAATAAAAAAACCAGACGTTTAATAAATAAAGATTGTAATTTTCTTAAGAAAAAAAAATTAGCCCAAGTTAAAAATGTTTTAGTAAAAAATGCATTAATTAAGGTTGGTACTCAAGCTCCTGAAAAATTATTGCGCGAAATGTATATGAATCGTTATTTAGCTGGAGATATTCGCAATAGTGGTGGAAAAAATGCCGAAGAAATTTTAATGCATAATTGGAATAAATAATCAAGTTAATGAATATAAAGATTAAAATTTATTATATAAGAATACATTTAAATTATGCCAAAGAAATTAATGATACAAGATTATTTTGATAATGTTAAACATTATGAAAATAAATATGGAAAAAAAACAATTTTATTATGGCAATGTGGATCCTTTTTTGAAGTATATGGTATGAAAGACAATGAAGGAAATATCATTGGTAGTAATATTATTGAATTTTCAAAAATATTAGAAATTATTATTGCAGAAAAGAAAAGTTATATCAAATACAATGGTGAGAGAAAAAAGGTCGTTATGGCCGGAAATGGTACAGTTGTTCCGTTGGAAAAATATATACCAAAGCTAAATAATGCTGGATATACTGTTGTTGTTTGGAATGAAGTTGGTGATGATCATATAAATGGTGGAAAGGAAAGGAAGGAATTTGGCGTGTTTTCAGTCGGTACAAATTTTGATATACAAACAAAAGAAATAACAAATAACATCGCGTGTATATGGATTGAATCTTTTAAAAAAAGTATTATACAAAATTTACCAAGAATTTTTTTTGGTTGTTCAACAATAGATATTTATACAGGGAAAGTAACACTATTTCAATACAAATATGAAGCAAATAAATTACACGAACCTTGCGTATTTGATGAATTAGAAAGATTTATGTCAATATATAATCCCCGCGAAATTATACTTATTCATAATTATGAAGATGATAAAAAGGTAAAAGAACTTTTACAATTTATTGAATACCCAGATATTAAATTACATAATATCAATCTTAATGAAAAATGCGATAAAACAATACAAGCATTAAAATGCGAAAAACAAATTTGGCAGCAAGAAATATTGAAAAAATTTTATAAGATGAATGATTTTAATGTTTTTTTTGATAGTTGTAGATTAAAGGAATATTCTTGGGCAACGCAAAGTTTTATCTATTTATTAAATTTTGTTGAAAAACATAATAATAATTTAGTAGAAAATTTAAATTATCCAGAATATGATAAAACTGATGATAAAGTATTCTTGGCAACACATTCATTAAAACAATTAAATATTATTTCGCAAAACCAAAAATCAAAATTATCTAGTTTAGAAAAATTTTTAAACAATTGTTATACAAATATGGGAAAGAGATTATTTCGTTATCATATATTGCATCCAAATTTTGATGAAAAATATTTAATGAAAGAATATGAAATAATTGATTATATATTAAATAATTATGAATCATTGGAAATTATTAGAAAACAATTACATTCAATTAAAGATATTGAAAAATTAGAAAGAAAAATTATATTAAATAAAATTAATCCTTGCGAAATTGTTGAAATTTATTCAAATACAAAAACATTAATAAAAATAATGAATATTATTGAAAATAATGATATATTAAATAATTATGTTACTGAAAAAATTTGCAATGATTTCATTGAAACTTGTAATAAAGTTACACATTTTTTAGAAAAATATATAAATTTTGAAAAAGCTATTAATATAATAAAAATAAAAGAACCTGATAATTTTTTTAAAAGAAATATTTTTAAACATTTGGATACAATTCATAGAGAACATATTGAAAATGAGCAAAAATTATCAGCGATTCAAATATATTTATCAAGTATATTGGAAAAAAATGAAAAGAAAAAGGGAAAAAGTTTAATTAAAAAACATCAAACTCCAAAAAGTGGATTATGGCTTCAAGCAACATCAAAACGCAGTGAAATATTAAAAATTACCTTAAATCAATTACAAAAAAAAAACATAAAATTATCATATAAATCAAATTATGATCAATCAGTAAAAGAATTTGATGTATCATTAGAAAATTTTAAATGCGTTACAACGTCGCAAAACAATAAAAAACTTCAATCAATAACGTTGAATGAATTGTACGATTCTATATTACAAAGCAGTCATATATTATTTGAAATCATAGAACAATCATATAACCAATTTATTAAAGAATTTAAAAATTATTCAAAAGAATTAAATACAATTATCAAATTTACAGGGTTGGTTGATTTTATTATGACAAAATCATATAATGCAAGAGAATATAATTATTGTAAACCGGTTATAGACGGAAATGCAGAAAAATCATATTTTGATGCAAAATCTATAAGACACCCATTAATTGAACATATTAATTGTGACGAATTGTATAAACCAAATGATATTTCATTAGGCAATAATATTGATGGTACATTATTATATGGCACGAATGCGGTTGGCAAATCAAGTTTAATTAAATCAATGGGGATGGCGGTTATAATGGCACAGGCAGGTATGTATGTTCCTTGTAATTCATTTACATATAAACCATATAAGATTATATCAACCAGAATATTGGGAAATGATAATTTTTTTAAGGGTTTGAGTTCATTTGCAGTTGAAATGAGTGAATTGAAAACAATATTAAATATAGCTGATGAAAACACATTAATTTTGGGCGATGAATTATGTTCTGGTACAGAAATAAAAAGTGCATTGAGTATTTTTGCAGCTAGTTTAATTACACTATCTGAGAGAAAAAGTAGTTTTATATTTGCAACTCATTTACACGAATTACAACGCTTGGATAAAATTAAAAGCATCGGTACAATGAATATGAAACATATGAGAGTGGAATATAATGCTGAAAAAGACAAATTGATATATATGCGAGATTTGCGAGATGGTCCTGGTAATAATATGTATGGATTGGAAGTTTGTAAAAGTTTGGGATTGGACGATGTTTTTATTGAGTTGGCCAATGATATAAGATATAATTTATTCCCCAGTGAGCGAACATTATTGGAGAATAATCAATCAAAGTATAATGCGAAAAAAATTAAAAATAATTGCGAATTTTGTGATAATCCAGGAGAAGAAGTTCACCATTTAAATCCTCAAGAATTGGCCGACAATTTAGGAAATATTTTTCATTTTAAAAAAAACCATAAGGCGAATTTGGTAAATATTTGCAAAGAGTGTCACACAAAAATAACAAAAAAAAAAATAGTACATTGTATTACAAAAACATCTTGTGGGTATGAATTAATAGAACAATAATTCCTTGAAAATCATTATACAAGAAGTAGTTAATATAAATTATATAATTATATAATTATATAATTATTATATATTATTATGTCGTTGACAAAATCTTTATCTGAAATAAAGAATTCATTACCATCGGTAAAAAGCTTTTCTCAAAAAATGCCATCGGTAAAAAGCTTTTCTCAAAAAATGCCATCGGTAAAAAGCTTTTCTCAAAAAATGCCATCGGTAAAAAGCTTTTCTCAAAAAATGCCATCGCTTCCCAAAACGGTTGATGTAAAATCAGATAATATGCTTGTTTATTTTTATCAGAATATAATTAAAAATATTGTAATTATTTTGATTTTTATGTTAATAATATTTTTTATTTATGTTGCATTTCAAGCATTTAATCTCAATTTTAATGAAAGTAGTGAAATAAATGAAGAAAAAACATATATTTTCAAAAAAAATATAAGAGAAGGACACGGCAAATACACTCCAATGAAACGTCATACCGGAAATGTTAATCAATATTGTTTCGGAACGTGTTTTGCGTATGACTACGATCCTTCTGGAATTAGGACTTGTAAAAAATTGAAAAGTGGTGATACGTATTTTAATGATGTTTCCTCGGCCTGTTGTATGGATATAACAAAAAAAATGGGAATAGAAATTGACCAACCTCTTGATTGGAAAATAAATGCCAAGTGGCAAAAAAACAATAGTGACTGGTTTTGTAATTGTTACCTGGGGGTTAATACAGAAAAGGGTAAATGTTGTAATTCGTGGATAACTGGTACAATAGTAAAATCAGATCACCCAGATTCGGATTGTCTCCCGGAAAATAAGGGTAAGTCGTATGATGGCGATAGCGGGAGGGATCATAAACGTGCAATGTGCGATTTTGGATGCGGTATGGCAGGTATGTGTTGCAAAAGTAGTGGGGTTGGGTGTAAAAGATGTGGTGAAGACACCGATGACGAGTCAGATAACGAAACGGATTGTAGAAAATATGCTGATAGTGACAAAGCGTGTCGGGAAAATAAAAACTTCAGCCAGAATAAACTCCACACGTGTGATGAATCAGACGGGAAATGCAAATGTCCGTGGACTGAAAAGTGTGGTTACAGCTGCGATGAAGAATGTGAATCCGCAGAGAGTTGTGTATGGCCGTTTTGTCCTCCTGACAAGACGGAAGATTATTTAATACACGAGGTACACTATCCAAATCTTAATAAACACTTGGGTCCGAATGAATATAGCGAGGATAAAATAGGTGTTATGAGCCATGAGACAACCCCTAAAACAGTTACGTATTATACATCCGGTGAAGTAAACTTAGATCCCATTGCTGCTGCCGCTGCTGGTGCTGCTGGTGCTGCCGCTGCTGCTGCACATTCAGTGTCATCCGGTGGTAACAGAAATGAAGGTTTTAAATCATTTTCAGAAGGATATGGTGGAATTGGTGAAGAAAATTGCGATGTTTCATTGAATGAAGTTGTTAAAATTAAAGAATGTAAAGATTGGTGGAGATTAGCAAATAATTGCCAAAGTCAGGGAGAAGAATTCTGTAGAAAGATGACGGCTTTAGGTGAAAATAATTGTCTACAATATCCCTGTTGTTTATGGGAAACAAAATGGAATAAAATTGTAAAAAACCCAAAATGGACAGACAGGGTAACAAAAATTGGCGAGTTTTCAACAACTGAAAATGAAAAAGAAAGAAGTATTTTGTCTACAAATGTTGATGTAAATGACCATATAAAATGGAATAATGATGATTCTGAAAATATTGGTAGATGTATAAAAGGAAAAGCCAGTGGTCCACACGATAAAGATAAATGGATGAAACTTATATCAGATTTTAATAAAACTAAAAATAAAAAAATTAAAGATCAATTTGATGCATCAATGAATAAATTAAATAGTTTATTGTCATATAATGGTAATGATGTAATGGATAAACTTACCGATATTGGTTGTTCTGATTGTGTAACAGTTAATGCTATAGGAACTAATGATATTTCAAAAAATAAAATTGACGAATATATGATAAAAATTTTTAATGACTCAAAAGGACAAAATGGTGTGGATGGGTATTATTATTCAGAATATAAAAATAGACCAAAGGGTGGGGTAACCGATACATATTTTTATCGTAAATTAAATAATAAAAAAAAAGTAATAGCGCCGAATTCCACTGGCTTTAACAATAATAGCTCAGGATATGGTGATGCGGGAGCTGAATTAGATACGAAAGCAAACAGGACATCTGTAATTGACGGAGGAAACAACGATGATGAGAAATATTATTTATTTAAAAAAGAAATTAATGATTAAATAAATTGATTTATAATTATAGTTTATATAATATATATAAAATATGATTATTCCAGTAAAATGTTTTACGTGTGGGAAAGTTTTGGCTGATAAATATTTATATTATCTTAAGAATGTTCGCAAAATTAAATTGGAAGAAAAATTAGGAGATACAGATATTGTTTATCTTACAGAAATAACAACCAAAAAAACACCAGAAGGTAGAGTTTTAGACGACCTTGGTCTAAAAAAAATGTGTTGTCGTCGGCATATGTTAACACACGTTGATATATGTTAACATACATTGATATATGTTGAGACAGGAATCTTTAATTAATATTTAGAATATTTTTTTATTCTCAATATATTTTATATAATGCCGTTAAAACGAAAAAGAAGTTTTAATAAAAAAAACAGAAGTAATAAAAAAAATAAAAGAAAAAAATAAAAAAAGAAATCAAAAAGATTAAGAAGAACATCAAGTTGCAATAGAAGTAGAAAAGTTTATCGTAAAAGGAAAAAATCTAAAAGAGGTTATCGTCGCGTTCAAATGGGATGTGCAAAACGACGAGGTTCAAAACGACGAGGTTCAAAACGACGAGGTGTAAGACAAATGGGTGGCGCAGCAAATTATAATTGCGAATACCCTAATAATATGGGCGAGATTGTTACGGGTACTAAAAATAATCTACAAGGGGCAGATTTAATACCACACACAACACAAAATCGTTTACCATCCTTGGCTCTTGAACAAAAAGGCGGTGGTTTGATAGGGTTTGGTGGTTTAGGAACTGGCAAATTAATAAATTTGGGATTAAGTCACCCATTAACAACCGTTAGGAATAGTATAAATTATTTAAGCGATATTAAAAATACTTGGGATGCTGATAGACAAGAAGCCTCAGCTGACCCAATTATAGCACATAAAATGGACAATAGTTAAAATATTATATATATATTATTTATATGGATTTGTGGAATAAATTTACCAGTTTATGCCCCCCTGCACAATTATATTTTTTAATTTCAATAATTAGCGTATTAACAATTTTTAAACAAAACTACAAAAATCCTTATAAATATTGTATAGGCATTTTTAAAACAGATACTTCTTGTAACAACTTGGTATTTTTTTTAATTAAGTTTATATATATATTTATTTGGACATATATTTTACAATTATTATGTAGAAGTGGTTATAAAACAATTTCTTGGTTATTGGTTTTATTACCATTTATCGGTATGTTTATTTTGATGGGTTTATTATTATTTAGCCTAATTAAAATGAATAATAAAAAACTTGAAGAATAATATAATTATAAAATAAATAATTATATTACTTATGAAAAAATATATTTTATTTGATACAGAATTTACAGCTTGGAAAAATAGTAAAAAAAACAATTGGTCAAAATCAGGAGAATATAGAGAATTAATACAAATAGCTGCTTTTAAAATCAATAATGGTAAATTGGTAGAAACATTAAATATATATATAAAACCAAATATTAATAAAAAACTTTCAAATTTTATTACAAAATTAACGGGTATTACGAATAACAAACTGAATAAGGATGGTGTAACCTTTAAAACTGCTATTAAAAAATTCTATGATTTTTCAAAATATTACACATTATATTCTTATGGTAATGATTATGATGTTATTAAAGAAAATTTATTATTAAATAATTATGATAAAAAATCAAAATATATGAAAAGATCATGGATGAATAAATTTAATGATTTTAAAGATATATTAAAAAAGAACTCAACCATTGATCCAGCAAAATATACCAGTGGTACTATATTTAAAGCTTTTAATATAAAAATGCCAAAAGATCATAAAATACATAATTCTTTTAATGATGTAAATTCAATGTATAATGTTTGTAAATATTTTTATAATTAATTTGGGATTAAAAATAAATTAATAAAGAAATATATATATATAAATGAACACAACCGATAGTTTTAAATTTATTGATATATTATTTCGCGATAATCCAACATTAGCAGTTAAACATCATTTAGAATCATATAATATTTTTTTTCAAAAAGAATTAAGAAATATAATGATTTACAATAACCCAAAGAAATTTTTTGCAGAATTGGATTCGGAAACAAATTTATATAAATATTCTGCAGATTTATATTTTGGAGGAAAGAATGGTGATAAAATATACTATGGTAAACCCGTTATTTTTGATAAATACGATCAAGAATACGTAACTCATTTTATGTTTCCAAATGAAGCAAGACTTAGAAATATGACTTACGCATTTCCAATACATTATGATGTTGAAGTTGAATTTAGGATATTAAAAGATACAGGTGATGGCGAAGGAGTTAATAAATTTGATGTATTCGAAGAAACATTTATAATTCCAAAAGTATTACTCGGTCGCTTCCCAATTATGTTAAATTCTTATTTATGTATTCTTAATGGATTAAATTCTGAAATAAAATTTAATATGGGAGAATGTCGTAATGATTTGGGTGGTTATTTTATCGTAGATGGTAAAGAAAAGGTTATAATGTCTCAAGAAGGTAGGGCTAATAATATTTTATATATCAAAGACAATGTTAATGACATTTATAGTCACTCGGGTGAAATTCGTTCGGTTTCCGAAGATTTATCAAAACCTGTTAGGACATTATCGGTAAGAATTGTTTCACCAAATTCAAAATTAGACAATAATCAAATAGTTGTTAATGTTCCCAATATAAGGAAACCTGTTCCATTATTCATTTTAATGCGAGCATTGGGTGTAATATCAGATAAAGAAATAATTGAAACGTGTCTTTTAAATATTGAAGATAATGAGGAATTGGTTGATCTTTTTATACCGTCGGTTTATGATGCTGGCAATATTTTTACACAACAATCCGCAATAAAATATTTAGCCTTATTCACAAAAGGGAAAACAAATTATCACGTTCAAGACATATTATCCAATTATTTTCTCCCACATATCGGTGAGAGAAATTTTAAACATAAATCTATTTATTTGGGATACATAGTTAAAAGATTGTTATTGGTTTTTATTAAAGCTGAATTACCTACAAATAGAGATAAATATAACGCAAAAAGAATAGAACACGCCGGAATTTTAATAAATCAACTTTTCCGTGAATATTATAAAAAACAGATAAATAATATTGGATTAATAATTGATAAAGAATATTTTTTTAAATCCAACGCAATATCTTATCAAGATGAAGATTTTACGGGTATAATTAAAAATAATATTTCTATGATTTTTGAAGAAAGGATCGTTGAAGAAGGTTTTAGGAAAGCTTTTAAAGGTGATTGGGGTGGAGACAGTCATACCAAACGACCTGGTATTGTGCAAACATTAAATAGATTATCCTATTTTTCATTTATGTGTCAATTAAGAAAAACAAACTTACATATTGGAACTGATGGTGCAAAAGTTATCGCCCCACGACTTTTAAATGGTACTCAATATGGATTATTATGTCCTATTCATACACCAGATGGTGGAAATGTTGGATTGCATAAACATTTGGCAACATCCACACATATAACGAGCGGCGTTCCTGCTAAACCATATATTAGTTATTTAAGAAATCTGGAAATGCTATTGTTAGAGGAATGTTCAATAGATCTAATTTCAAAAACAACAAAAGTATTTTTAAATGGTGCTTGGGTTGGTATATGTATGAACCCAATTGAATTTGTTAATACAATTAAATTACACAGAAGGAATAATATTATTTATATTTATACCAGTGTATTATTTGATATAAAAAGAAATGAAATACAAATATGGGTTGACGCCGGTAGACCAACCAGACCATTATTTTATATCCAAGATAAGATTGCTAGTTTTGATTCTGAATTAATTAGAAATAAATTAAACGATGGAACTTTAACTTGGGATGAAACGTTCTGTGGATTTGATAAAGATTATTTGGTCTTTGATAAATTAATGATCAATGATAAAATTAAAAACAATGAATCGTTAATTCAAACACAAGGAATTATTGAATATATTGATGCATCTGAAGGAGAAGGTAATAAAATTGCACATTCTAGTTTAAAAGACATAGCAACTGCAAATAATACACACGTAGAAATACACCCTTCTTTAATTCTTAGTTTTATGGCAAATCAAGTAATTTTTCCAGAACATAATCCAACTACACGATGTTCGTTTGCTTGTGGACAATCAAAACAAGGTGTATCAATTTACCATTCAAACTTTAAAAACAGAATTGACAAGAGTGCATTTATTTTAAATTATGGTCAATTACCTTTAACAAAAAGTCGCTATTTAAAATATTTTACAAACGAAGAACAACCTTACGGTGAAAATACAATAGTTGCTATTATGTGTTATGGGGGTTATAATGTTGAAGATGCTATTATAATAAACAAAGGGTCATTGGATCGGGGCTTGTTTAATACAACATATTTTAATATGTATGAAGATCGTGAAGAATCAACAAAAATCGGAGGGGGGAAAATAGATGCACAATTTATGAATATTGAAGATAATGAAGTATACGGTTTAAAAGAAGGTTATGATTATAGTAAATTGGATAGATTTTCCGGATTAATTAAAGAAAATACAATGGTAAATGAAAAAACAATTGTTATTGGTAAAGCAAACAATAGTTTATTAGAAACTGATAAATTTATTGACGCATCAGTAAAATGTAAAAAGGGCCAGACGGGTATTGTTGATAAATCTTTTATTAGTGAAGGTGATATGGGTCAACGTATTGCAAAAGTTAGAATTAGAGCAACGCGTATACCAGACATAGGTGATAAATTTTGTAGTCGCGCGGGACAAAAAGGTACAATAGGTATAATTTTATCTGAAGAAGATATGCCAACAACGGCGGGTGGTTTAAAACCTGATATTATTGTTAATCCACACGCTATGCCAAGTAGAATGACAATAGGACATATAGTTGAAGCATTGATAAGTAAAGCCGCTGTATTAAATGGGAATTTTGGCGATTGTACCGCTTTTATAAATAAAGGTATGAAACAAAAAGAATTTGGTAAAGTTTTAACAGAAAACGGATACCATAGTTCGGGAAATGAAATATTATACAATGGTATGACGGGTGAACAACTGGAAACGGATATTTATATAGGACCCACTTATTATTTAAGATTAAAACATATGCCGAAAGATAAAATTAATTATAGGGCAAGAGGTCCTAGATCCGTATTAACAAGACAAACCGTTGGGGGTCGTGCAAATGATGGTGGTTTAAGAATCGGAGAAATGGATAGAGATTGTTTAATAGCCCACGGAGCGGCAAATTTTATTAAAGAAACAATGTTGGTTAGAGGTGATCAATATTATATGGCAATATGTAACCAATCGGGTACATTGGCGATTTACAATGAGACAAAGAACCTTTTTTTAAGTCCAATGGTTGATGGTCCGTTGAAATTTGTAGAAAACGTTGAAAATAATATGAATATTGTACAAAAAAGTCAATTTGGGAAAGATTTTAGTATAATAAGAATCCCATACGCATTTAAATTATTGATGCAAGAATTAAAAACAATGAATGTTCAAATGAGAATTATCACCGAAGATAATGTAGACCGATTGACATCATTATTTTATGGTGAAGATAATATCCAGATAAAAGAAAAAACACCAGAAGCTATTACAAAGCAACAGTATGAAATGATTTCAGATAATAAATTAAAAATAGATAATAGAATTGAAAAGGATCAAGGAAAGATATGGGAAGTGGATAAACCGGATGTTTTACCAAGTGATCCCATATTATTAAAAGAAATGTTAGAAAAACTTGACCCAAATTTTAATGTTACCGAATTATATTTTGATGATGGTGAATGGGATATTGAAGGGATGAAAGCTGACATTGTCAAATTTAATGACGAGGTGTTTGAAAAAGAAGTACAAGCCGAAGCAGATGAAATTGGACGATATGATAAAGAATATAGAGATTTAAAAGAAAGGCATTCAAAATTATCTGATAAAATTGAAATGGGTGGAATTGTAATGATATGGGATGATGGCAGAATAGATGAAGATAATTTTGAAATAATGGGACAATCTCCAGATGGAAGAAGAACTGTTAGAAATGTATCTATGGATGGGTTGGCAATAGGTACAAAAATATTACAAGTAGAAGAAAAATATATCATAACAAAAAATAGTTCTTTAAATAATCCCGATTCATTAAATATTAAAGGTGATATAGATCAAAATGAAATATTGGATCCACTTGAAGAATTGGATTCACTTGAAGAATTGGATAGCGGATTTAGAAGTTTTACAGCGGCACCCGAGTTAATTGAACAGCCTAATCAAATCGGATATTCAGATTTAAATAAATTTCAAGAAGATGAAGGATATTTGGAAGTGGATCCGGAATTATATAAAATTTCAGAGGATACATCTGAAAATCTTGAATATTTGCGACCAATAAATTTAAGTTATTCTAGTGAAGAATCACAGGGATATATCCCAGTTTCGCCAGATTATGGACCGCAAGATACGCCACCAGAACAATTATCTCAAAAATCAGATATACCAGATTTAATATTAATGGAAGATACTTTTACATCTGAAAACAAAGATCCGGAGAAAGAAGAAAATAAACAATTAAATATGTTAACAATAAAGGAAGAAAAAAAAAAGGATGATGAAAAAGATGATAGCGATGCTAAAAAAAGTTTAAAATTAAATTGAAAAAATAATTATATAAAATTTTATTAATATAAATATATAATTATGAATTCTCAAAAAAATTCTAGTTCGTCATTTATAGCAAAATTACATAAATCACGTGGGATTTTATTGGATATATTGGAGAGGAGGGGATTTGTTACAGAAGATTATAAATATTTTGGTATTAGTGAAATTCAAATGATGTTCAATAATAAACAATTAGATATGTTATTGGAAAATCCAAAAAATAAAAAAAAAATTTATGTCAAATACCATATGGCAACATTGAATCAAACCAAAATTTATGAATATATAGATGACATTTATCATTTAGAAGATATGTTAAAACCAAATGATGAATTATTAATAATTTTAAAAGATCAAAATATTAATTTAACTTTAGAAGAAATAATGAATTTTGTTTATATTAAAGATAAAATATTTGTAAATGTGAGGAAAATTCAGCATTATTTGTTTAATCATTTAGACCATATTTATGTTCCACCGCATAGAATTATGACAGAACAAGAAAAAAAAATTCATTATGAAAAATATAAAATTACTGACGATAAACAACTTCCAGAAATTTCAAGATTTGATGCAACTGCGAGTATTATCGGATTAAGACCAGGCGAATTATGCGAAATTACTCGTCCCAGCACAACATCAATACTTTCAAAATATTATCGTTTATGCAAATAATATAATGTAAAATATATATAATATGCCAATTAAAGAAATTAGAGATATAAAAGATCAAATAAATCTTATGACAAAACAATTAAACGATTGGAAAAAGTTTTTTACAGACGGAAATGAATGTCTATTGGATGATGACGATCGGACAACAAAATGCGCAGCATACCAAACGGGATATAATACTGTTATAGAAACAGAAACCGATGGAAAATATAAATATAAATATGGTGGTACAGTTAAAGACATATTTTTAAAATTAAATTTTATGAAGGTTTCTGGTGAATTTTTTATTAACCAATTAGTATTTATTGAAAATAAAATAAAAGAATCATTAAAAAACACAAATAATGATATTAAAGGTGATAAAAAATCGTATGATGACGCCGATCTATTTTATGAATTAAATAATAATATTAATGCGGCAACGGGTATTTTAAAGATAGATTCGTATGATAGAAATATTGAAGAAAATTTTTATATTATGTATTATTTATTATCATACGGTGTTTTAGGTTTTTTTATTTATAAATTATTGAAACTTTAATTTTTCTTTATTTAATGTAAGTATATAATATATGTTTGCATCAAATAATAAAACATCCCTGAATCAGGGAAAACAATTCAGAACAATGCAAAAAATGTTTAATAAAGTCATTAAAAATATTGGGAGAAGTAATTATATTGGAATGGAAGGACTTGACCATGACGAAGAATCAAAAATGGATACTCTAACAAAGAGCTTTAGAAATACTCTTGTTGAATATGAAGAAGCATTTAGACTTCATTTATCTGGAGCACTGGTCGATGAAAACAACATATTCAAATATTATGGAAAAACAATTAAATCTGGTAATAAATTATATTGGATTACCAATAAAGGTGTTAAAAGAGAATTAATGGCCCCAGAAGAAGATACTTATAGTATACATACACCTGAGGGTAGAAAAAAAATAGCCGTTGCTCACGGGTGTAAGTTGCCCGATACTACCGAGATTAACTCTACTATATTAAATTTATTTGAACTTGGTCAACCTTTGAAATTTAAACAAAACACATCTCTAGAAAATGGAGCAACTGGTGAAAGATATATATGGCAGAAATGTAATAGTCAGTGGGAAATTGGCGGACATTTTATTAAAAGAGCAGGATCCGAAGAACTCGGTTGGTACGATTGGAAAGGAAAAAAACATTTATTTCAAACTGGGTTATTAAAAGAAAATATACATAATAGTTGTCCGAAAAGGGATCCAAACAAACCCACATATGAGGTTAAAGAAAATGAATGGAATTTAATGACAGCTGGTGGCACATTAGATGAAAATTCGCCTTGTCCGGGTCCTCTAAGAGATAATAAATCCACGATATTGGTATTAAATAACAAATTAATAGATTTGGCCAAAGAAATGAAATCTGAAATTGATTCTATCAATAATAGGAACCAGGATACGAAAGAGTCATCAAACGATGCAAATATGGCAGTAACGATGTTGATAAGCGAACTATCACAACATAGAGAACAAGTGACAGAATTACAAAAAGAAATATTTTCTTTGGATACATCTATAACAGATAACAAACATTTAGTAAAAGCTATAAATCTTCGTTATGTTACTTGGGGTATTAGTTTAATAACCATATCTTTATTGATAATGCACCAAATAAATAAATAATTTATATTTTTAATATCTATATATTTCATAATTATGAAACTTATAGATAAAAACAATAAAGAAACAAATTCCAACTGTTTAAACCAAGGATTAGAAATATTAAGTGAAAGAAAAAATAATATATCATCACTCAAACATAAGATAAATCATAGTAACGATAATTTAATAGAGGGTTTTTTTGGTAGACAAAATATTATAGAAGGATTTTGCGAGGACAAACCATTAAATGAAAAACAAAGTTGTTTGGAAAATGAATATACCCAGAAAGGAGCAGCCCTCCAAACTAATATTGCCAGTTATGGTGTTAGTTATACAAATTTTTTAGATAATGTTCAAAATGCATACAAAGATATTTCATCTTGTAGAATTAAGTGTGATCAAGATACCAGTTACAAAATTGTTCCAGAAGATAAAACCTCCACTGGTGATGATCCCAGTCTACCTACAAAAGCAACATATAAAACTCTTGCAAAAAGAGCGTGCGTCATTGGTTGTCATTTAAAACACTCACCCGAAATACTTGATTGTAGTGAAAATGGTATTGGTTTTAAAACAGCCAAAGCAATGGGTTCGAATAACGCGGATACTTCGCTTGGTTTAAAAGTTCAAGTAGGAGAAGATTGTACAACTATTTATAATAAAGTTGCCGATAAATCTAATATTACTGATGTTGAAAAAGATCAACTTAAATTAATTTTGGATGAAAACAATTATAATGCTTGGGATCACTGTTGTGGTGGAAAATTGGGAGATAAATTTAAACCTTATAAATGGAGTAGGGGTAAAAAAATAAAAAGTTGTGAAGATTTTCCTCAGACAGAGAATTCTGCGTGGTCGAATGGTGTTGAGACGAGACGTGTCGCTTGCAATAAAGGTCAAACAACGTCATTGGATGCGCAAAAAGTTCAAAGCGATAAGACACATAAAGAGAGATATAGAGAGGTCATTGGAAAAAATGACACAATTTCATCAACTGCACAAGATTTATTAGATTTAGTAAAAGAATTAAAGGATGTTGGTAAAGAGATTATTATGGAAAGAGACGCCGAAGTTATGAAATTTATTAACACAAATGAATCTTATGAAGAAGTTCTTGGAGATATAAAAGATGAATCAAAACCAAAAATAATAAATACATTAAATAAACACATTGAAGATAAAGTTCTATTAAAAAAATCAACGGATTTAAGATTATACGTTTGGTTTGTTTTAGCATTGGGGTTTGGGATATCAGCATTGATGAAAATTAAAAGCTTATAAATTATTTTATATTATAATATAATATATAATAAATGGGTGATTATAAATCAGAGATAAATCGTAAACATGAATCTATTATTAAAAATTTACAAGAACTTCAAGCGGTTGAAAGTTATTTATTTTCTAAAATACAGGATGCTGCGTCTTCTTCTGGGGCCGCTAAAGAAAAAGATAAAATAGCAACACACGTTGAAAGTTTAACTAAAACAAGAACGGAATTATTAAAAGATTTACAAAGTCTATATTCTTCCGCAAACAATGATGTGAATATCGGATCTAAAGTTTTAGGGCAACAGTCTAATATGTCACAGCATTTAAACGGGGAATTAGATAAACAAAAACAAAAATTAAAAGCATTAAAGGCTGAGAAAAATAACAAACAGCGTATGGCACAGATTGGTGAATATGAGTATTCAAAAAATGTTGAACATAAATCTATTTTAAAAGTTATTGTATATGGTTCCTTTTTTGTATTAGTGGTTGTTTTTTTAAATGCAAAAAATGTTTTACCTTTATTTTTAACTAGAATATTTATCGTAATTATATGTTTCTTTGTTTTTTTACGAGTTATTAAAAAATTATTTTGGAATTTTAAACGAGATAATGTTGATTATTCTAAATTTAGATATCCCAAAAAACTTAGCGAAGTGTATGATAAAAAAACCGAAAACACTCTGAATTTTGGCGAATTATTGGGTACAGAATGTAAAGATACATCGTTGGGGAGTGCCACCGAAGGATTTTCTTTATTAAATACAAGTAAATGCAAATCTTGTAAAAATATATACCCAGTAAATAATTTAAATAATAATACTTTTAAAATAACAAGTTTAAAATATTCAACCGTTAATTAATTTCTAATCTAATATTATTATAATGTCTTATAAACTTGATTTCGTAATGCCATCGCAAAACGAATTAAAAAAGATTGTGAAAGGATACAAAATTATGGATGATAAAAAAAGACCAGACAAGATAGTCCTTGATTCAATTACAAATTTAAAGGGTGAAATTGAAAAGTTTAAAGTCTGGATGGATGATTGGTCTGGAAATATAATTCCAGAATTTGAAAATAAAATAGAAATACTTTTAAATACTGAAAATAATTTGAAAAATATAGGAGAAATATATGGAAAAAGTGCAAAAAAAATGAATAGTGAAGTCTATAAATTAAAAAAAAATGAAAGTATTAATAGAAGATTGGTGGAATTTTATAGTAAAGATTATGATTTAAAAAGTGTCTTAAAAAAATATTTTAAATATATTTACTTTATATTGATTGGTGTTTTGGTATTATTATTAATCTATAAAAAACAGCATAAAAATAAAAAAATTTTAGCATTTTTACTAATTATAATTATTTTTCCACTATTTTTTTTAAAAAGAATATTTGATTTAATTATCAAAAATATAGGTCATTTTAAATTAGATGTTTTATATGTATTATTAATATTTATAACAATTGGGGTAAGTTTTGGCGGTTTCAAATTAGTTCAAAAACTATTAATAATGATAACAACACCGGAAAACACATCTATATTGCCAACTCCCAAAATTAGTTTACCCACAAAAGTATAAATGCCAATTTTCTATAAAAAAATGTAAAAAAAGTAAATAAATTATAAATAAATTGTAAAAATAAAATTATAAATGATTTTATTTTTATTCGCTATCGTATTCGTCGTATACTATTTCATATCCCCACCACCCACGTTTTTTATATGTTCCCAATTTTATATTTAAATAATTAACAAGTTCTCCTCCTTTTGGACAACGAGTATTATATTCCCTTTTCCACCAATTCTTAAATTCATTTTGTATATTTGTTTTTGATATCTTATTCTCAGTTTTTTCAGGATTATTATCATTATAAACCCACGGTTTGATTTTCTCACTCACAAATTTTGCCAAATAATCTTGATTTTCACGATATTGTTTACTAGCTTTCAATACTTCATCACAATCTTCAACTTTACCATTTGTTCTTAATGCAATATCAACTAATTTACTTGCAAAAATAGGCGCCCATTGTGCAAATTTTTTTTCCAATGATTTATCCTTTTTAAATTCTTTATCGTTTGGATCAGAACTTGGATTGTCTAAAAATCTAGATTCAAAATCAACAACCCGTATTCGTCGCCACGTACCTTCATCATTGCTTTTAATATCAAATAATGTATTTGTACAACAAGCCATTTTAAACATTGGGATAAAAGTAATGGAAGATTTATATAATTCTCTAGCTTGAATAGGATCGCCACCAGTCAATTCTTTCATAATACCTTCGTTTATTTCATCTCCTTTAGACGGTTCATTCATAACGGCAAAACGCAATCCTTTTAATTGGGCAACTTCCGAAGATGTTCCACCCAACCCCAATCTTTTCTGAGTAATTAGACTAATTGGGACCGTACCTTTATAATCGCCCAAAACAATGGACAGTAATTTTACCAATACTGATTTACCATTGCTTCCAACACCTGTAAAAATATTAAATGTTTGATTTTGATTAGAACCAACTAACAAACTTGCCATATATTCCCATACATATTGTTTTAATCTTTTGTTAGTAAATAATTTAGACATAAAATCTTCAATCTCTAAAATAATTTTGGTATGATTTTCATTATCTTTATCAATTTTTATATAATCTATTCCAGTTGATTTTGAAACATAATCCTCAGGTATACCATCTCTGAAAACCTTTTGTTCAAAATCAAATATTCCATTTTTAAAACAAATTAGGTACGAGTTTTCATCTAACCTACTTTCTAATTTGGGATCAAAATGCAATTCTTTAGATTCAGTTAATATATTGTTTTTTTGCGAAGTTTGTTTTAATCTCATAGAAATTTTATTATAAATCGCAGCCTCGTGTGTAAGCTTATCTTGAACTTCTTGTGTCATATTATCATCCGTTCTGATCTGTTCCATAATCTCAGCTTGCTTTAAAATATAAAGTGGCGATATCATTGAAGAAAATTTTCTTCGCAAACCAGTACCAGATTCAGATGTAATCCATCTGTGATTTCTGAATCTAAACCACGTATTTCCTTTAATGGAAGTACATCTATAACTATCAAACATTAGATGGTGGATTAATTTTGCAATATCGTGGTCGGTGCCCTTTCCCAATAATGTTATTTCAATAAATGAATTTGTTGTATTATCACGAATCATTTTATATTCATCGGGGTTTGATATTGTTGCCCAATAACGTATGGAACCTTCCGTAAATGTATTTGGTTTTGTTTCAACCCATTGTTTATAAATATATTCAATATTAGCACTATCATTCCAATCAAATTTATCCGATTGAGATGACCATTTAAGTAGGAATGGATATAAAAGTGGATTAATATTTTTCATAGCCCATAATACTCTAATCCATTCGTGAAATGGGTTATAATATTTTTCATCTAAGCATCGCATAACATACATATTAATTTCAGAAATATTAGACAAACTATTTTGCTCATTTGATAAAATTATCTCAATGGCTCTATCGCAACTATCTTCGGTAAAAATATTCTTGAAATTTTTAATAATCCATTCCTTTCCAATATGATTTTCTTTAATAATAACCGTGTTTTTATTGTTTTTATTAACAGTTATTTCTGATTTATACTTTTCCTTTAATGTAATTTCCTTTAAATTGTGGTTATGTAAACTTAATTTTTTAACTAAATCAAGAGACTCAATTTCAATTGTTTTGCGCTCTATTTCGTAATCATCATCACCATCCAGTAAAATTTCATATTTATATTTTGCTTTATAAGGAGTTCCACCCGGTTTTGATGAACCATATAACAACCAACCGGTATTCCCCCTAGTTATACTATTATCAAACACATCTTCAATGTCGTTAATAAATTCTATTTCATCCAACACCTGTTCGCCCATTTTATTTAAAACGTATTTTCTTAAAATTTCTTGACCATTGTGTTTTGTTTTTAAACAAATATGAATATGAATACCATCCTTTTTACAATCATTTTTATCATCGTCAACAATGTCGTCTTTAAGTAAAACGTATATTTCAAATTTTTTAATGTTTGATAAATCAAATAGTTTAATAATTTCTTCAGTATAAATAGAGACCATATCACTAATAATATCGTCATCGAAAATTCTCTCATTCAACGAATTATCAAACTTAAAATCCAAATCAATCAAAATAGGACCTCCGTTTTTTTTATCTTGAATTTCAGTGAGGTACTCAGTTAAATTTTTCTTCAACACCTTTCTATTATAAAATTTATAAAATTTATTCATTAAATTTTTGTTGGAAGTATCTAAATAATACGATCCACCGTAAATTTTTAATTGCGCATTTCCAATTCTTGTATGCGATGGTTTATGCGTTGGATTATCATTTTTTTCAAATTTACATTCGTTTAATAATTTATTTAATGATTTAATCGGTGTCTTAATCGAATTGGACATTCGATAATTATATATGTTAAATTATATAATTATTTTTATATTCAATTTAATTATTTTTAAAAAACTAATATTATAAAATCACTTAAATGTAATTTTATTATTATTTAAAAATATTTTTATAATTAATATAAATGCAAAAAGCCAATCAAAAACGATTATTAAAAGATGTAATTGATATTCTCAAAAACCCATTGGAAGACAATGGTATTTATTATAAACACGATGAAAATGATATGTTATGTGGGTACGCGTTAATAATGGGACCAGAAGAAACATTGTATAATTATGGTTATTATTTGTTTAAATTTACATTTCCAACCGATTATCCATTTTCACCCCCAAAACTGACTTATTTAACGAATAATGGACATACGAGATTTCACCCCAATTTATACATAACTGGAAAGGTTTGTTTATCTATTTTAAACACTTGGAGGGGGGAACAATGGACATCTTGTCAAACAATTAGGAGTGTTTTATTAACATTAGTAACATTATTCCATAATAAACCTCTATTAAATGAACCAGGGTTGACAGAAAAATATAAAGATTTTCATAAATACAATGAAATAATTCAATATGAAAATTATAATACTTCAATTATATCATTTTTAAATAAGAAAATATCAAGCGAATTATACAATTTATTTGAAGAAGATATAAAAAAAAATTATAAAAAAAACAAAGTTAATATCAAAAATAATTTAATTGAAAAGATGGATACAAAGAAAAAAAATATTACTATAAATATCTATAACAAAATGAGTTCAAATATCAACTATGGATTATTATATAAAAAAATTGAAGATTTAAACAAATTATATAAATAAATTGAAAAATAAAATTAATTTAAAATATTTACTATAGTTATATAAAATGCATTTTTGTAATGTATGTGGAAATATGTTTTATTTAAAAATTAAAGATGACGATAAAGATAATATAATGTATTATTGTAGAAAATGTGGCAATAAAGACGATAATATTATAAATAATTTACAAAACTTTTGTGTATCAAAAACACATATAAAAAAAACAACCGAAGTTTATAAAAATATTATCAATAAATACACGAAATTAGACCCAACCTTACCTAGAATAAGAAATATGTTATGTCCAAATCAAGCTTGCAATAGCAATAGTGAACAAAAAGATGGTGAACAAAAAGATAGTGAACAAAAATATCCGGAAATTATTTATTTAAGATATGATAATGATAATATGAAATATATTTATCTATGTGGCGTTTGCGATTATACATGGAAAAATAATTAAAATTGATTTAATTTAAATATTAAAATATAAATTAAATATAAATATGGAAAACACAGTAAGTGAAAATTTTCTATTGCAACAATTGCAAGATACAAGTGATGATGTTAATATTGAGTTAAGCGATGAAAGCGATGACGAGGAAACTGATATTATAGAAAACTATGTTGAAAGGGATATATTTCAAATCTATCATCCGCAAATAAAACAGATTAATAATCAAGAACTCCAAAGTTTAATTAAAATTAAAAGAAATGAAGATGGGTTGATATATGATGAAAAACATAAAACAATCCCAATCTTAACACGATATGAAAAATCCAAAATTATAGGATTGCGCGCAAAACAAATTAATTCAGGTGGTGATTTATTTATCAAAGCACCCGCTAATATAATTGACGGTATAACATTGGCTAAAATGGAATTAAAACAAAAAAAAATACCGTTTATAATTAGAAGACCATTGCCTAATGGGAAAAATGAATATTGGGATATTAACGATTTAGATATAATGGAATAAATTTTATAAAAATTTAATAAACGATTTTATAAACAATTTATAAAAATATTAAATAAAAAATATTTTATATTTTTTAACGAAATGGTCTGGTTGCACCTCTAGATAGCATTGAATATATTTCTTTTTTTGTCATTACATTTGTATTTTTAAATAATATACTTGTTTTTGGATTTGATGACATTTGATTTTTCCCACAAGTACTACCCGTTGTAATTTTTTCATTTAAATGTTCATTGTCTTCTAAATTTCCATTTACAAAAGAGAATAATTTTGGATTATCACTTCGTACATTATATCTACCGTAAGGAAATCTATTACTTTGACAAATAAATTTTTTTACATTATCTCCTGTAAGCTTTATTGTTTCGTTTTGCCAAGTAATAACCGGCTCTACAAAATATGTTGCCAATAAATATGGTATGGGACCATTGTCCCACAAATATTTATTTTTAGTTATACCAATTAATATTTTTTTTTTTGTTATTTCTGGGTCGGTGGAATTTTGCATTCTATAAATATTAAAATTTATATCAACATAAACATTACTACAATCAAACTCCCAGCTTATTAAAACTTTTCTTATACCATATATATTTGCTTGTAACGAGTAACAATTACTTATGTCACACAAGTGTACGGTAATTTTATTTAATGAGATATCATCATACGGTCTATTTTTATTGATTATTTCATCGGTATTATTTAAAGTTATTTCTCTTATATTTGGCGTTATATCAAAGAACCCAGTTGGAACAATATCGTTTTTTTTTTTAATTGTAACATATGAAATATCCGTTATTTTAAGATTACTCTCGCGTCTATCTATTATATTATTTGATCTTTCTAATGATATATTATTAAAATATACATATTTAGCTCCAAAATTTTTTGTAATGACAATTCTATAATATTTAAAAGATTTATTAAAATTATTATCATTCTTAACCCATCTTTTAACGGTTCCATCTGTTGAATTTATAAAGTCATTAATATTATATGATAAATCGCATATATAATCCCATCCACCATCCTCATATTTTTCCTTGTAATTACTGTCATCATCAGTAGCAGAAGTAGCACCATCAGCACCACCAACAGCAGTTATTGGGGGACTCTTTTCCTTTCCAAACAAATGTAGTTCTTTAATATTGGCAGATATGTCATTAACTATAATATTCGTTGTGCTATCGGCTATTGATTTTTTCAAACCATTTATTGATATTGACTGTAATATATCGCTAGTGTCTTTAACTTCAAATGTAATAGTAATACCACTAATATTGCTGTTAGTTTTATGAACAAAATGTTGAATTCCACCAATTGTCACTTCATTACCAGTGTTTATGAATATATCTTTGATTGCATTAACATTTTCATCATATTTCAATCCAGTAAATTTACCGTATTCATCAAAAAAACTAAAATCTTGTATGTTCTTGTCTTCGTTTGCAGAGAGATTTTTATCATATAATAAAGAATGATCTAAAATAAAAGAATCAGTCGTCTCGGTAAATAATTCACTTACAGATTTACTATTTC